GAGCGCATCGGAGAGGTCGTCGGTGAACGACACCGTGTCGACCAACGGATCGTTGAGCACGTACCGGTTGCTGCCCGTGCTCACCGTGACGTCCGTCGAGGTCACGCGGAACAGCTCGAGCGTGGAGTCAGTGCCGGTCGCGCCCTGCACGGTGCGCGCAACGCAGATGCGCACGTTCGAGAAACGCGTGAGCCGGCACGTCGGAATCGAATGGATGAACGTCTTGGGGCCGCTCACCATCGTGGCGAGGAACTTGTTCACCGGGCCGCGATGAAGCTCGCCTTGCGCGTCGATGGCTTCGTACCAATAGGCGTAGAGGAACGTGCCGGTGCCGATGTTCCCGGCGCCGCCGATGACGACCGCGCCGCTCAGCGCGACCGGCGCGCCGGTGGCGTCGAACCCGTAGTCCGGCGCGCAGTGGAAGTCGGCTTCGTGCCACGCCTCGCCGTCGTAGTGCATCGGCGCGCTGCTGGCGAGGTAGAGGCCGCGGCCGAATTGCACGGTGGGATAGCGCGCATCGAAGTCGAGCGTGCACAGCTTGAGTCCCTGCTCGGAGAACTGATCGCCGTTCTCGCTCGACAGCTGGATGCGATACGGGACGAAAGCGGCGTGCTGCCGCGTTCGCAGATCGGTGGGGCCGAGCCCGACGTTCATTACGCTCGGGAGATGCTTCGTCCACGCGCGCGTACCGGGGCCGGTGACGCGCATGAGCGAACCGGACGCCTCGCCGGGCATCATGCGCGACACGATGACGCTCTTCGGCGAACGGATGACCTCGCCCAGTCGGAGCGCGGTGACATACGGGAAGAACCGAACCGAATGCGCGATCAGCGCGTAGACATCCTCGCCGTCGCGGAACGCACGAGAGACCAGGTTATGGCCAAGCAACGTGCGCGGCGGATCCGGCTGGAGTATCGGGCCCGGGAAGGGGCCAAGATCGTAGCCGCCGGTTTCTAGAAAGCACAGGTCAGTCCGCGCTCCGGCCGCCTCGGCGATCCAGCGAATGAACGGAGACCCACTGGGCAGCAAGCCACCCCACGCCACCGATACACGGGTATACGTACCTGCGTTGGCGACAATGCTGAAGCTAATCAGCGGAGTCAGCGTGGACGCCACCATATTGATGAGAGAGATCTGGGTGCCGCCCAGATTCACCCACATGACCGCGATCTGATCCACGCTTGGATCGGCCGCCACCGCGATCGGTCCGGTAAACGGCGAGAAGGTGGGCGCGAATGTGTACACCGACGGCAATCCCGTCAGCGGTGAGCCAAGCGTGCCATCCGGCGAGATGTACCCGACGCGCCACCACCCGCCGGCCTGCGCCCACGCGATGATGCCCGGCCGGATAGCGATGGTGCCTGAGGGGCCGTCGATACACGGCTCAGCGTCGAAGAACGGGGCCGCCGGATTCAGATCGCCGGTCAGGATCGAGACCACCGGAACCTGTGATGGGATCGCGGGGTTGATGATCGCGATCTGAATCTGACCGAGGTCCGCCCGTGTCCAGAGCACGTGAATGACCTCGCCGACCGCGATGCACCGCGGATTCAACGCGCTCGCGCTGGAGTCGAGCTGGCTCTGCGAGAGCAGCGCGCGGCCGGTCTCCGATTCGTACACCGAGCACCACACACCACCGCGCGAGTCCTCCCATGCGGCAACCTCGATGCCGTTGCGCTCGGCGATATCAGGCTGCGTCTGAAACGTTCCAGTGCGCGCCATCGGCAATGTCGTCAACGTGGTCGCCGCGACCTCGCCGGTATCCGCCCAGCGATCCGCCGACGGCCGGTGCGAGTAGCATCGCTTGTCGGTGAACAACAACACCTCGCCGTCTCGCTGCCCGAGATCGCGCGCGTTCGAGATGTCACCGCCTGCGCTCTGGATCGCCTTCGACAGCGCCCGGTACCCATTGCGCTTCTTGAGAACAGACGTCTTGTCGAACACGCAGTTCTGCAGATCGAGCAGCTGCGTGGTGGGCACCTGCTTGGCGTCGACGCCAGTCTCCACGCCACCGATGAACTGGATGGGCAACGGTGCCGGGCGAATGGTCACGGCGTGATGCTCCACGAAACGAGTTGGTCACCGGCACCGCCGCCGGACACCGTGACCGAGATGCTGTAGACCTTGCCGGTCGCAAGCACGTTGCCGATTCCGCTGACCACGCCGCTCAGCGGGAAAAATCCGGGTGCCGCCGCGTTGTTGCTGGCGGTGTTGACCGTGGTGTTCACACCGGTCGCGATGTTCGTTTCAATGAGCGCCGCGGTGATGGTGACCGCGCCCGATGACAGCTTGTTCACCATCGCCGACCACGCGGTCGCCGACTGGTTCACGGCGTTGAAGATCGGGCAGATCACACTCGAGTTGTTGCCGAACGTCCAGATACCGCCGGCACCCACCGTCGGACCGGCATTCAGCGGCGTGGCGCTCGCGCCGTTGAACATCAGAAGCTCCGCGCTCGCGGCCACCAACCCGGCGCTGGTCACGGTGAGCGGACGCGAGCCAGCGGCCTGCAGCGCCGCCGGCATCGTCAGGTCGTAGCTCGCGGCGAGCGCTGCCGGAGACTTCAACCTCACCCGATTCGTGGGAACACCAGCCGTGGGGTTTGCCTTGAACTCATAGAAGTCGATATCGGCGTTCCGCATGCGCGCGTACTGGCGAACGCCGGTACCTACCTGCTGCTGGAACCAGTAGCTGTCGGTGGCGTCGTCGAACACCACGAGCGCTCCAGCGGCCGAGTAATCGCCGCCGATTCCACCGGTGAATGCAGCCACGTTCAGGGCTGCGCCGGAGGTAAATTTCACATTCGTTCCGGCGGTAGTTCGGTAGTACAGCTCGTTGGCGCTGAGGCCGCCCGTTCCGTCGGACACGAAAAACGCACCAGCCAACGCAGTCATTCCGGCCGCCGCCGATGGAATGAAGTCGATCGCCTTGAGGTCGGTGATCGACCGAGACGTGCCACCGCTCGACCACGAGACGTCGCCGTTGATGTTCAGCGCGGCAGCGGGAATCAACACGCCCTTGCCGGGGGTGTGGTCGTGCGCATCGTTGGTCGTCAGCGCGGCATTAACCAGCAGCCCCCAGACCTCGAGTGATCCGTGGTCGTCGGGCAGGACCATGCCCATGTTCGGAGTCGTAGCCATCAGGTGCTCCCAATGTTGACCCAGCGGGTCGTGATTCCGCTGTAGCGATACCAAACGGCACCGCGCACACCGCCGCCGTTGATGTTCGCTGCACCGATGTTGGTGAACCGATTACTCGCCGTCGCGGTGGCGCTTTCGTCGACGAAGAACACGGTGTCCGTGCCGGGCTTGACGTTGACGATGCAGACGACCTTGCCGTCGACACCGCCGACGAGCCCAAGCACGTTTCGCGATCCGCTGTCCGTCACGCACTGAATCAGCGTGGTGAAGCCGAGCGGCTGACCGATGTCCCAGTTGTCGAACGCAGCGCCGAATCCAACGGTGAGCACCGGTGTCACGACATCGAACAGGAGCGACCCGGCGACGGCGACCGCCGCGACGTCGGTTTCGAGCGAGGACACGCGGCCCTGCAGCTTGCGGATCGCTTCCACGACATCCTCGAACGCACGCTGCGTCTTGTCATCCTCGACGCGCGGCAGCGCGAGCGTCGTGACGACCGGTGGCCGGATAGGCTTCGAGGTCGGCATCAATACCACTCCTCGCAGTCCTCGTTTGGTGGACCGTTCGGATCCAGATAGAACGGCTCACCGGCATCACGACTGTCGGCGTCGGACCGAAGCCCCATCGTATCCTTCGCGATCTGTCGCTCGACCGCGGAGGTGTCGAGCTCGGAGCGGTCGAGACAGAACTTCTGCCCGAGGTGCGCGACGAGCATTTCCTCGGAGGGGACGTCGAACGTCACCAGCGACGCATCCGCGACAGACGCGAACTGCACAGGGAGCGGAATCCAGTAAATCTTCCCAGTGCCGACTGGTGGCGTCGGAGACAGCACCAAGTTGGCGCCCTGCATCCGGTACCGGACGCGGAAGATCGTGCTCGCCGGCGAACCGCTGTACCGGTGCGCCGACTCGACGTCATGCGGGTAGCAGCGCTTGAACCGAACGCCATCCGCGGATACGTCCAGATGGCGGAGCTGGTAAAAATTGGGCGCGATCGTCGCCAGTGGGTAGTTCGCCGTACCGGCGACGATCGCGAACGTCGTGTCGAGCGTGTAGTAGTCACGCCACGACTTGACCATCAGCGCGTACCCCTCGAGCAGCCCGTAGTTGATCGCCTGCAGAAGAACGGCCGGCGTGATGTCGTCGGAATTCTCCCACCCACCGAGCTGCTGCACGGCGAGCGATAGCTGCGCGAATGATCGGGTGTACGCCATTGGTCAGTACGCCGGAACGTCCTTGGTTCCAATGATCGTGAACACGACGAAGTCGGCCGCAGCGAGGTCGGTGGCCGCGCCCGAGGACTCCAGGTTCGACGCAAACGTGAGCACCCTGGTCGTCGGGTTGTAGTCCTGGATCACGATATCCTTGCCGGTGGCCGCCGGCCCCCAGCACTCCGCAGTGACATTCAGAATCACGGGGAGGCTATCGGGAAGCTTCATCGTGTACGCCCCGGCGCCCGACCTGGTGATATCGGTCGCGATCGTGGGAGCGAAGTTGTGCGACGCGTGCATGAACCCAATCGCCGACGTCGCCGAGAACGTCGTCGGCGCGCGCACCGGCGCCGCCGCGCCGGCGCCCTGGATCTTGGCGTAGAACGTAATCTGCCCATAAGGCATCGCGAACGCCTGATTCTCACTGCGATTCACGACAGCACAATCACGCAGTTGAAGCCTGGTGCCTTGCAGCTGAAGTTGAAGTACTCGCCGATGCGGGCCTCGTAGCCATCGTTGCCCTCGGAGACCTTAATGATCGACCCGGCGCGCTTCTGGAGGAAGTTCGGCGCGGGCCCCGCGCTGAACATGCACCACGTCGACCACGTGAGCACATAGATGCGCTTCACCGGGCAGCAGCGATCCGTATACAGCGTCAGATCCTTGCCGTTGAGGTTCACAGAGAACCCCTTGAATCCGATCGTCGCCATCTTCTTGCCGTCGTAGCCAACGGCCGAGGTGACGACCCACTTGCCCTCCATCTGCTTGGTCAGCGTCCCGAAGGTGATGGGATTCATCCACACGACATCGGGATCTCCGCCGATGTTGTCGCAGGCAGCGACCGCGTCGACGAGGAGGTTCGCGATCGAGTTGCCGCCGGTGCCGGAGATTCGGATGCCGCCGAGATAGTCGATCTCCGTGGTGCGGTCGACGTTGTAGAACAGCGTCGACGTCGGTGCGGCGTCCGGCACCCAGTCGGCGAGCCCGGAAGCCGCGAGGAATCCGCCGGCCGCCGGGATGTCACCGTTCAGGTAGATGAAGTCAGTGTTGACCAACGCCGCGATGCCGGTGGTGCCGGCGACCGTGGTCGTGAACGCGCCGGTGACGCGAGTCACGGTTGCGATCGTGAGCACCGCGCCCGCGTTGCGTAGCGCGCCGCCCAGCGCGGCGCTGGCGACGATCTGTTCGCCTTGGCGAACGCCCCACATCGCCGACGGATCGGAGAATGCGAGGTTCACCGTGGCGACGTTGACGACGCCATCGAGCTGGCCGACCTCGCCCGCGGCGGTGCGGAAGAACCGGAAGTTGATGTAGTTGCCCTCGGCTTCGATCGCGTTGTCGAACTCGTCGAACGCCGACTCGAACGCGTCTTCGTCGCCGGTCGCAGTCGCCTCGATCGCCTGGTTGTCGACCTTGGCGATGCGGTAGTGGCTCTTGCGGGTGACGTTGAAGTTCTTGTAGGACGACGTGTTGTTGATCGCGTTCGTGATCGCGACGCTGAACGTCGACGATCCGCCACCAGGCAGCGCGGTCATGATGGGCTGCACCCATTCACGGCCACCCGCGTTGGTCTTCTTCTGCGACTTGGCAAGCATGCCAGTCGCCTTGTTTTTCTGCATTGCCATCCGAGCGAGCTCGAATGGGCTGTAGTGTTCTTTGACGACTGGATCGAGTACTGAGAGGTCCGTAACAGCCATGACGCGGGTCCCTTAGATGTGTGGGTTGTCCCGCTCGCACGATCGGCGCCTATGGTCGGGCAGCCGCCGCTTTCTTGGCCGCGACGAGCTTGGCCAAGCTTGCTAGTCGACGCTGCTGGCGATCCATCGGTAGATCCGATGGATCCCATTCGACTTCCTTGGGTGCGGGCGTCTTTGGCGTCGTCGGAGCCGGACCTGGAGCTCCACCTGTTGACGTCGCTGCCGTCGCCGGTGCCACCGCGGGTGCGGGCGTCGCCGGTGCGAGCAGAGATTGCAGATGCGCGCTCTTCTTCCAGAGCGCCTCCGCCTGAGATTTGTAGTAGTCATCGGCGTAGCGCGCCGCCGCCTGCCAGTCGGCCTGACGGCCGGCCTTGAGTTGCTCTTTGATCACAGAGATCACCGCCGCCGCTGGGTTCACCCCGTCGCCGACGACCTCCGGATCGAGCAGGAACCTGTGGGCCGCGCGCACGACCGGATCGGCGAGCAGACGCTCGACCTGAGATACGGCCTGGCGCTCGCGCGCCGTGGCCTCCGCGGTCTCGCGCTCCGCCGCAGCTGACTTCTCCGCCGCAGCGCGCTCGGCGACCAGTGCAGCTTGCTGCTTGGCGAGGTCAGCCTTGTACGCCTTGACCGAGCGGACAGCCTTGCGGCTTTCGAGCGCAGTCTTGACGTCGTCCGGCAGCTTCACGTTGAGGCCGCGCTCCGTCATCTCGGTGATGATGTCGGTGAGCGCGGTCTTCATCTCCGCGTCGTCGGTGACGCCGTAGGCATCCCGAACGAGCTGCATGATGGTCTCGACCGGCTTCTCGGCGAGCGCCGACCGGTCGGGGAGCGCCTTGAGACGTTCCTGGTACTCGGCCTCGCGCGCGGCAAAATTGCGCTCGCGCTCCTCGAGAGCCAGCCGTTGCTGCTCGAGCGCGACCTTGCCCATATCGATGGGTGGCGGGCCCGCGGGCGCGGGCGCGGGCGGAATAGGCGCCACCGACGCAGCAACGGGGAGTGCGGCAGGCGAGGCGGGTGATGCCCCAGCGACCGCCGCGGCTGCTGCGATCGGTGGCGGAACGTGCTCCATCGGCTCGAGATCGCCTTCGACCTCGACTTCGCCGGCCTGGACCTTGGCGACCAGATCGCGAAACATCGCGCGGTTGCGATCGGAGCGCTGCCGCGGCAGCCGCGGGCCGCCTTCGAGGCCGGCGCCCGGATCCTCGGCGGGGCCTTCGCCGAGCTTCGCGGAGGCCTCCGCGACCGCTGTCGGCGAATCGCGCCGCACGACGGGCTCGGACTCAGCGCCTTCGGCGGCGTCGGTCGTGCTGTCAGTGATCGCCGGCTCGTAGTCGTCACTCATTGGAATCCTTGGGTCTGCAGCGGCATGCCGGCTGCGAGCTGAGCAGATGCACCGCCCATGGGGTCAGGCATCATCGGACCGATACCGCCATCGGGACCGATGAGCGGTGTGGCGAGCGGCGCCGGGCCGCCGGGAGGCATGGGGCCGACCGGGCCGGGGGGGGGCGAACCGGGCGGCATGACTGAGGCCGGGTCCGGCGCAGCGCCGCTCGGCAGCGCGGCCATCTTGCCCACGCCGTCGAGCATGCGCAGGAACCAGCGATAGCGCCCGATGAGGGTGTCGCTGGCCTCTTCGCTGTACGCGTTGCCGAGCTCGCCCTTGGCCATCTGCTCGGCGAGCGCGGGGTCCATGTACGGAGTCGGGACGCAGTCCGCGAGCGGAACATCCTCGTCGCCAAGCATCTCCATCACCTTCTCAAGCATCCGCATCGGGCCGAGCAGGTGGCGGTTCGCGCGCTGAATGTCCGGCTCTTCGAACAGCGAGGCGGTGATCAGCGGGTTGTTGAGTAGCCCCGGAATCTTACCCATGTCGGAGAGCGCATCGAGCTTCCCCGAGCGGCTGTCGGGCAGGAAGTTGATCGGCTCGATGTTGAGCGTGTAGTTCCCGTTATCGAAGTCGAATTTGTGCCAGTCCATCTTCTCGATCCACGGAGCGAGCTTGATGCTGGTGTCCTCGACGGCGTCCTCGGCCAGATCCTTCGCCTCGTCGAGCAAGCACATCCCGACGTCGACGCGACCCATCGAGTACTGCAGCTCGAGCTGCGAGAACCGATCGCTCTCCATGTCGTACATGGTGTCGAGCGCCTTGCCCGAGGCGTTGGGGCCGAGCGGATTCTTCGAGGCCGCCGCGGCCTGGCTGATGCCGCTGATCTCGTACATCTGCTGAATCGTCCAGCGGATGGAGTCCATCGCCTGCGTGCTCGCCGGGTTCGGCGCCACGTACTGCGGTATCGGGCCGTCGTGCGGCACCACGATCGGATGCCGCGCGCGCATGTGGTTCTTGTTCAGGTTCGAGCCGCGCTGCTCGAAGATCTTCAGAC